GCATTAGCAGATTGAGCACCTAGAATTGTATTAGAAAATGTTGCCATTGATGTGGAATTGACAGTGATAAGCGAATTAGCTACTCCATTACCAAACACTCTACTTTGAAGTGTTGAGAATGAGCCACTTACTGTTAGATTTCCATAGATTTCTGTATTTTGTAACGCACAGAATATCGCCTGTGAAGTATTAGATTGAACTAAATTACCAATTAATTTTAATCCGTAAATACTGAACTTATCTGATAGAGTAAGTGTTCCTGCTCCTGAACCCACTGTATAAGTTGAATTGTTTGCATGTATAACAACAGGATAAGCAATTGTTGCAACTGAGGCATCTGTATAAGTACCTGCTGCTATTTCTAAACTAAAAGGTACAGCAAGGACATTACCTGCTGTAACTGCTGCTGAAATTGTTTTATAGGGATATTGAACTGAACCATTAGCAATATATGTATCACCTCTATTTACATCAACATATAAGGTGGTGGTGGTTTTAAAGTCTGTTATTTTTGCATATTTTGATGTATCGGATAAATTTGCTATTGTGTTTTGCTTTCTGGCTAATTGCGCTATTGTCAATGCCTTGGATTGTGTATAATTTAAAGTGTCTGAATTGTAGCTTGCAATTGATTTTTTGCCAGCAAACAAACTATTCGCCCTCAAACTATCCATTTTAGCATTCCATTTAACAGTATCTACTGCCGTGATTTTCTTTGCAACTGAACTATTCCATGTACGGGCGGCTGTTTTAATTAATGATGAATCTGTGGTGAATTTCGGATCAGTTTCAATAGCGTGTTTTTTAATCCATGTCGAATCAACAACACCCTGTAAAAGGCTTGCATTGTCGGATGTGGCGTGTAGCTTCAGATACCTCAAGTCGCCTTTTGTCGGGGTTAAGACTTTTGAGGCCGTGTCTGATGCGTCTAAAAAATAAAGTGTGTCGTTTTTTTTGACGTATAGGCGCAAAGAGTAGTTCGATGCCATTAAGGTCGAATCGGTTGACCCTATTGATTTCCACGTCCCTTTTTGATGAAAGAAAATGGTATCATGTCTATTTGCAAATCCTGTTTCTAAATATGCTAATGAAGGCAATGAATTACCGTGATTTATCACAAATAGCTTACTTAATGTTGAATCATTTAACCGTGCATATATAGTATTTTTAAATGTAACAAATTGCACTTTTTTGGATACCGTCCCTTGACTTGTTAAGTATATGTCTGAATTGTTTATAGAAATAGCTTCTGGCAATTCCGATATTTTAATCTGTCCAAATGATACTATTTCAATAAATAAGAATAATACGATAAATATATTTTTCATTTTAATGCACATTTAATATTTTTATGATAGAATCATTACTTCTAATTATTCTCAGTAAATATGGAGATATTAGACCGGGTTTTGATTGAATGACAGTATCTGCAATATTATGTAGACGATTATCTAAGTACCAATTTCGCACATATCCCGTTGATTTTGCGGTGCTATCGCTCGCATCTTTTTTTAATTTAAGTTTATTCGTTAAATCCCAATTGCGCTCATATCCAGTAGCTGCCGTTGTGTCATTTATGCTTTTTTTACTGCTAATATTCGTTGGGTTATTAGTAACATAATTAGCTACATAACGAGCTACATAATCAGTATTAGGGATTGTACCTGAATACATTGCAACTATGACGGAATCTTTAAATACAATCCCCTCTGTATAATACTGATAATGAATCCATCTATAAATAGTTGGTTCTGGTATTTGTGCATTTACTAAAATAGTAAATGTTAATGCGATTAATGTAACTAACTTTTTCATTTTCTATATAATTATTGATTGTCCGTCTCCGGTTGTTATTATTATTTCATTCTCTGTTTCAAGAAATTGTGAACTATAAATATTGCTCGATCCATTGCAGAATATTAATCTATTCAAAATTACATATTTTTTAACAGTTTCATTACCTGTCTCAAAATTATTTATTATAACCTTTTGACCCGAACCAATTTGATTACTTATGTTTAAACCGCTATCAGTTAGTAATTTAAAAATATATGAAATATTCCCGAAAAATTGACATGACAAATCGAATATATTTTGACCTGATTTAATGAGATATTCAGTGATATTCTGATAATTCTGAATTGTACTTATAATAAACTTTTCGATTATATTCTCAGTCGTAGGTATAGAAATAACTTGCCCTGAGATTAGCTGTGAATCAACATTTATTTTATTTTCAGATAGTATTTTAAATAAATTATTGATATTCCCAGTCTCAGAAATAGTCACATCAAATATATTTTGTCCGCCCTTTACTATCATTGACTTTTAAATTTAATATCAACTTGGTTATTATCTCCAACTTTATTTATGTCAATAGTGCTTACTTTGATCGAATCTTGTTCTAATGCTTGTTTTATATTTGATGTTTCGGTCAATTTATCGAAAGTCCCGTAAAGCTTTTTATTTACTCCATACCCAACAGTAGGGTATTGATAAAATTGACCGGGATTAGCGGCAAGTATAAATTCAGCATTCTGAATATCTGAAATATCAATTAATACGTCACCGTTCATTATTTGCAAATCATCTGTTATAATTAAATCTTTCATAAAATCAACTTAATGTTCCTGTTACTGTTCCTGCTGCTGTTGTTCCACCCGTTCCCGCTGGCAATATTACTGTTACGGGTATTGGCGTGGATGTTACACCTGTTACCGTTGCTGTTTTTACATAAGTATCTAGTGCTGTCGCTAAATCTGCACATAATGATGTTAATGATCCGGCTGTTTTATCTGCCTGAGCCTTTTGAAATGCAGCTAATATTGCCGCCTGCAATGTTGCTTTAACAAGTGCCATTATATTAAATAATTTGCTAAATCTGTTTTTATATCTGTAAATGTTGCTGCGTTTATTGGTGTTCCGCTTGGTCCCGTTCCGGTCGGTACTGTCATTAAATTAATCGCATCTATCAAATCACTTAATGTTTTCTTTAACCCGGAACTGCCATTTTTAACCTCAAATATCGGCACATCACATATAACTTTTGATAATTCTGTAGTTTGGCTTATGAATGCAGTTTCTTTTGATGTAAATGTAATTGTAACAACGGAATTAACTTTAGGAAACAAAACAAACCCAGTTGAAAATGTATTTACTGCCTGCAAAAGAATATTTGAATAAATAGTTTCATCAACTTTAACTTCACACGTTCTTTTGGTTTGATCTACTGAATTTACAACTCCCTGTAAAGAATATATTTGGAAACTTCTTATTTGCCTAAAAATCATTATATCTAAAATTCCTTTAAGCGTCATTGTCCGTAAATATTTAGATGTTGAAAATATCCTTTATTGCCAAATGTCGTCTTTACCGCTCTTATAAGTAGCTCTTTTGAATTTAATTCAGGGTAGCGTTGATTAATTATGCTAACCCTATCACCAAAATCCATAACAGGTTCACCAAATGTACTAAATTCTCCTTTATAACCTGTGTAAGTAACTGTTTCTAATAATTGAGTAGCATTTTTTAATATGTCAAATTCAGTTAAATCATTTGTTGTAATATGTTCGATTTGGTTATATCCTTGTGGTGGTGTTGGCGACATCCTTATAGTTTTACTCACATCATAATAAATGTACCTTGTGGTTTTTTTATCTGCTTTTCCTGACATTGGCACTTGACAGGTGTATTTTATCATAAGTTTAATATCATCTATATATTGCCATTCTAAAGAGCCTTTGTCAGTAATGTTTGCATCTGAGCCATTAAATGTAAATGTTTTTGTTATGTTATTTACAAACTGATTACCTTTAAGCATTATTAAAGTTCCTTTTTTGAAATAACAAAGTATTAAATATTTATTTCGTATAAAATCCAATACATCTGCAAACGTATTCCCCGGCGAAACTTGAATAATTCCCAAATCTGATGCATCTGCAATATTTGTATCAAAGGTGAATCCGGTTTTTGATTTTAAATAATCAATTAATTTTTTAAGTGTTATTGCTCCCGTTACTGTTGCTGACGAAGGGAATGCCATTCCTTGAAATACCGTCTGTTTTAACTTCCACATTTCATCTTCACATTCAAATGAGGCTAAATAACCGGGTTTTACTTTAGAAATATAACCAGTAAACCTTTCGACCTCTGGATTAATTGATCTTTTTATTTTATCTTCAAAATCATTGTAAAGAAATCGCAGAAAAATAGAAACCTTTGATCCTTTTTTTATCTTATCTGTGATTTTTATATTATCTGATCGTAATGAGTTTTCAATATTATTAACCCCATATGTATTGGGAATAGTAAACTTTGCTGTTTGTGTTAATTTTTCAAAATTACGCTCAATTTCTCCGTCAACACAATAATTGAAATTGTATTCAACGCCCTCAGTTGAGGTGATCAATATTCTTACCTTAGGAACTAACACTTTGTAAATTTATTGGTAAATCAGAACTCATAGTAAACGAGATTTTTTGTTGATTGTAAAATCCTTCCTCCTGCGTCATTGTATGGTCATCAATAACAACCGAACTAATCCCTAATTGATTTAAAAGTAACGATTTTACAGGAATTGAATCCGGGATGTTAAAAATATTATTAAGCGTGTCAATTAAAATTAAAGGATACGATTCGTCATCTGTCGCTATTATCGCGGTTACATCAATTTTATAGTCACCACTTGAAATGAACTGCTTAACTGTGCCATCTCGCCCCTCAAGAACTGTTTTAATTGTATTTTTCGGCCTACTGATAGTCATTACGCAACATTCAAGATTAACTGAATCCTGTGTCTGAATATTTCCATCAATATCAGTATAGGTAAAAAATAAAGGTGAACTTCCAAGAACCAGATTAGACATTACAGGAGTACCATAAATACTCGATCTATTCGTCTGTAAACTTTGCTCATCAAATGCAGGTAAGCCAATTGATCCCGGTTTATTGTATAGTTTACTTTTTAAAAGTGCAACACTTTCTCCAGCGCCGTACGCAAACTTTTTAATTACAGATACAGCCGCCCCTTTTGCGATAAAGGAAACGCCATAATATAATTCACTTCTCAGCCTTACTTCTTTATCGCTCATATATTAGCTGTTATCTGTACATCATTCAAAGCATTAGCTAAAGCATCTACCATTAATTTTTCAACATCCGCCGCAGCCTCTTTTATTGTATTTGAAGTTACGTTAAATGATTCTACCATTTTTGTTATGTTCACATTAAATACTTTTGGGGCTGCGCTTTCTATTTTAGTTAGACTTGTTGTATCTCCACCTATTCCGGCTGATGTTGCTAAATCTTTTACACCTTCTTTTTTTAATAGCATTATAGATTTACCTAAACCATCAATTAATCGTTTATATTTTGATACGATATATTGACTTGCGCCTAATTGCTTATTGCCTTCTGCTATTGTTTTTCTCATTTGATTTTCAGCAAAGTTGGAAAACTCACCTTTGTCTGATGCTTTTTGAAATTGAGCTAAAAACGAAATATTATGATCTTTTATTTGTCTTAATTTCTCCTGTTGCTGTTCATAAAGTCTTTGCGTTTCAGCAACCTGATTTTGCATATTTGTAAGCAACTCTGATTTTGCTGTACCGCTTAAATCCTTACGATGCAACATTTCAGATTGATATGTCGAGTATTTAGATTGCGCTTCTTTATATGTTTTGTTTATGTTTAAAAGCCCTGATAACATATCCCTTGTATCAGCGGCCTCTTTTCTCATACTTATTAGTTTTGCTACAACTAATCCTAATCCAACAATTAACGCACCTATTCCAGTTGCTGCAATAGCGGAACCTAATCCGTAAAACTCAACTATCGTAGCCTTTAATCCAAATAATGCTGTAGCTTGTAATATTTCTTGAATTTTTAAAGCGGCACTATAAGCCTTTGTCCATAACACTACTGATTTTAGACCTATTGTATAAATTGTAAAAGCAGCCCCAATCCCTAATAATATTTTACCAAGTAAAATAAATGTTGGAATATTCCTTTTTATAAATTCAATAAATTCACCAAATTTTGCCATTAACTGTTTAAACATAGGGATCAACGATAGCTTTATTTGTTCCACTGTTTTACCTACTGATATTTTTATATCTGTCATTGCCTTTGATGCCATTATCAACTTACCTTCATCGGTCATTGCAAAGCCTTTGGCTTGTCCCCCAAATTCTCGATTCAACTCTTTTAAAATAATTCCTTGGGCTTCCATTAACTTGCCTTGCTGTTGCAATTGCTTAACTGTTGCTTTTTGCTGATCAGTAAAAGCTACGCCCTGGCGTTGCAATCTCATCATACCTTGTGCCGGGTTGTTCATTGCTTTGCCAATTGCTAAAGCAGCACTTGACATGTCTGTTTTAAAAAAGGTGGCAAAATCAGCAACGGCCTCAGTTGTTTTCTCAAACATTTTACCTTTAATCTCAGGAAATGAAAGTAACATACCCTGAGCGTCCAATATTTCTGCTCGACTTGCGGTAATAGAGCGACTTAATGATTTTGCTTGTTCTTCAATTGCCTCACCACTTAACCCGGCTGCATGACGTGTTGAAGCTAGTACAGTATTAACACGCATAACGGCAGCCTCTAACTTATCTTCTGCCTCTTCTGCTGAATGTAAAAACTCTATAAGCCCTCCCACGGCAAAAGCACCAACCATTAACCCGGCTACTGATTTGAGCGTATTTTTTAACCCACCAACCTGCTCATCAAATGCTTTAGTTTGCTTTTGAATCCCGGAAAGTTTACCAGAAAATTCATCGCGTAATTTTATGAGATAACTTATATCGCCGCCTATTGTCATAACTTATAATTAAAGAAGCCCGGCCTATTAAACCGGCACGGGCTTTTATTTTAGTAAAACATTGTCAAGCAATCCTATTTCTTTCCAAAAATTAAAGTCAACTTGAAACTTTGCAAACTCTTCAATAGTGTCAGGATCTCTTTTATAAAAGTAGCGGTGTAGGCTCATAAAATGTTTCATTTCTATCTGTTGGCCGTTACTTATTTTTAAAGAACCTATATCATCTATTTTTTTTTAATTTCTGCGCTCATTGGGATTACATAATCAGTAGCCAATTGAATAGCCAGCATAATCATTGCACGCCCATTTGTATCCAGCTCTGAATCATACTCAACACAGCATGTATCAAATATCACCTTCCCGGCTGTTGCTAAATCCATGTTTCCGTTAATAGACATTAAGGCACCTAACCCTAAAGCCAATTGTTTAAATTGCGGCTCTTGAATTACTGCTTTTAATGTTTTTTGTGGAACTGGTTCAGCGTTTATTTCTTCAATCGCGACCTCAAGTTCATCTTCAATTAACCCTTTTAACTTAATTTCTTCAATGGTTTCCAGTTTCTTGGCATTATACTCATCTGATGAAATTGCATCAAAAGTTATTTCGTAAACTTTACTTTTGAGATTTGGATTTGATATTGTTTTGAATGCCATTATCTGTAACGAATTTCAGGAGTTATAAAAGAAAACTTCATTTTCATATCAACATCTCCGGTCGCGCCACTCACACCGTCATTCGTAAACTTAATGTTTTTAATAATGTGTTTAATTAATTTCTGTGGGTTTCCGAAAATTACCACAATGTCAAATAAAGGAAGCTTAAGAAATGAGCCATTTGGCGCAATATCCCTGATTGCTTCGCTGTCATTCATTGCTATTTCGATGTCGCCTTTGCCCTGAATTGTTCCACTTCCATAACTTACAGCTCTGTTGCCAGTCCCGAAGTTTAGCTTTGAATCTTGTTCCTCAGTATAACTTATCGAACTAACAGAAGGAGTTGGAACGCCCAAGAGAGATACGATAATATCTGCATATTCATAAGCCTTGCCATTTATCAAAGGAATTGAATTCATAGTTATTTAATTTGTGTAGTGAAACCATCGTTAATTATAATATTCCGGGCAATGCCTGTAGGTATTTCCTGAATCGTAATCTGAATTTGTGATGTTGAAATCACATTCTGATTATCCGGGATAGTAACCTTCATTGCTGAAAGTTCCTTTGCTGTTACCATTGCATCCAAAGGAATAGTACAAAGATTTTCCCAAATTGCAATTGTATCTACTGTTAAAGTACCATCTGCATTTACATACAATGGACTTGCAAGCTTAGGAATAATAGCAGCATAAACGCCTCTTTCTGCTTTGTCCATTGTTCTGTTCTTTTCAATAAAACAAAAATCATTTGTTTTTGCTATTGCAGTCCAGGAATCATTGAAGAAAGATCCTGATAAACCAACGATCTTATGTAAAAAAATATAATGCTGATCGTTGATTGCTCCAAGCTGTGTATCTGTTACATTACGTAAAAGATCGCCTGTTACAAATCCAGGATTGTCGTAATCTGTTCCTATGCTCACATTAAACTTTTCAGGCCATGCGATGCAGTCTGAAACTGATGCAATTGAAATAGCGCCTAAAAGATTACCTGCGCCTGATACTGAATAACCCATAATAACCTTTAGGTTAGGCTGAATCAAAGTCCAATATTGAGTATTCCAAACCGATTGACCTAAACTTGACTGGATAGCCTGATAACAACCAGCGCCCCATGTAACCTTATCGCCTGTTGAGTACCCTGCTGTTGCTGAATAGGCAGCTTCGTAATAGTTGCCCTCTGCATGTATTGCAACGCTTACGTTATTACAACTTAATGTTGCAAGGTCAGAAAGTGCAGCTAATGATCCAGCAGATAAATCTGCATCTACAATTATATTTGATACTGGTTTATGTGCAGCTTGCAATGTAGTAGCTACTGCTTGCGTGGCTGTTACCTGCGAACTTGCAAAAGCAACCCCGTCAAGTGAAACAATCATTTGACGAATTGTTCCCTGTGAGTAGTTTTGCATAGTTGTAATTTCTGCACCTGAATAAGTTGGTACGGGAAAAACACCTACGTATAACTGACCATTGGGATTTATTTCAAAGAAATCACTTATTTTTTTATGCCAAACCGCAAATTGTGATCCGGTTGCTGTTGTTAATTGGGTTACTGTTGCTGTTGCTGTTCCTGCGCCACCTATTGCAGCCACACTTGTAAATGTTATACTAACAGTTATTGCAGCCTTACCCCATCCTGTCGGTGGAACTATTGTGACATTATATGTTGAACCGGCAGAACTAAACCCATGATATTGAGTATTAGCATTAATCGCTGCCCTTAGAGCTACAGCCTCAGCAGTTGCATCTGCGTATGGTGTTGCCGGAACAGTTACCTGACCTAAAAGAACACCTGCGAAAAATATTGAATCAATATCTCCGGCTGCGCCTTTTAGAGTTATAGCAACATTTCCACCTGTAGCCTTTACCTCATCTGAATAGTCAGTATCAATACCCAAATTTTCAGCATCTGCAACAGAAAAGACTTGTTTGATCTTATTGTTGACATTGAATCCAGATGGATAGGTATTTGAATAAAGAACCATTGCAGAAATAAAGTCTTGTCCTGGCAATGTTTGACCCAATCCTGTCTTACTTCTGAAAAACGTTACATTATTTAAAGCCATTTTCTTCCTCTGTTATTGGTTTACGGCCTCTTTTAGGCATTTCCTGTTCCCGTATTTCTTCAACTTCTTCATTCTCTTTAACGGGTTTTGATAAATTATCAAAATCTTCCTTTGTTAACTTATGTAAATGAGTTATTGAAGTTGAAGCGTGATTTTTAGCGTGATGTTTATGCTCATCATAAAAGAAGTTGCCATCTTCTGTTGCCCACATTACTTTTACACCTTGTGCAAAGTAATGAGCCGCTTTTGCAAGCAGCTCTTCCTTTGTGTATGTCATTACGAATTAGCCAATGTTAATGCTGCGATTCCTTTTGCATCTTTACGAAGGGCTACATTATGGAACATTACAAGTGCTGAGTAATATGAACCATAATATGCTGGATCGTCTTCACGGGCAAAGAACTTAATTGCACCCTGGGCTTTTGCAACGCAATCCTGTTGCCATGCCAATGCTCCAAGTGTATCTGTAGCTGCACCTGCTGCGCCAACTGCTTTTAATGTTGGATTTGCTCCACCGACGAATACATTGACTGTCGGACGTTGGAAAATATTAAACCCAAATATTTTAGCAACTGCACCGTCTTTTACCATTTCATCATCTGGTAAATAAAGGCGGCTACCTAAAATGGTTATGTTAGTGTTGATCAAATCAGCCCACATATCTGAAGGAAACAATATAAAACGACCATCTTGAGGTACATTGTCCCTATCCATTTTGTTTTTCAACTGCAAAATGTCAAGTAGTTGTGTAAGCCTGCGTGATCCAGTTGCACCATTCTGAAATAATGTCGGATAAATTGCGTTGCTCAATGCCGTTAATGTGCCGGTAGTTTGATAAACTCCATCTACTGTTGTCGGAACATAAAGTCCAGCAGCCCAATTGTAAGCCGCATCATCACCTATTTGCTGATTAATCAACTGGATTTTGTTTTTCATTACTGACATTCTCTTATCATAAGACAATTGAATCTTTTCAATATTTCTGATAAGGATTGGATCAGTGGTGTACTCATCCAAATTGTAAATAACCTGATCGTCATTTCTTTCAACAACAGTAGCAGGTAAAATTAAACGATTTTTTATGACGGTGACGTTATTTCCGGCTTGCGGTACGTGTACAGCGTAATCATCAACATACTGGTCGTGTGACACAGATTGTTTGACAAATTCTGCACCGCGATAAAGATTTTCTTGAATATCTTTTATAAACGCCTCAATTCTTACTTGTGCCATTTTAATTTATATTATATTTGTTAATTACTCTGTAAGCTGTGCCATTGTAAAGAAGTGAAATCACTTGCTTTTTGTTAGCTGTAAGCGTTGGTGCTAATCCAACACATCCTGTTGCAAATGTTATAGTAAAAGGACTTGCTTTAGTTCCTGTTTGAACCTCTACATAAAGGAGTGATCCAACTTTCAACCCGGCATCAATTGTTACATTAATAGTCATATTAGCCTTTACTGTATCAGCGGCTGTTTCCAGATTACTCTGAATAGCATAGATACATGTATTATGAGCCAAAATAACATTGATCCCAGTGTCTGCCAATACAACTCTTTCGGCTTTACCTGCCGGAAAGCTGATATATGAATCATAAGCTGTTACTTGTGCCTGAACCGCTACTATAGCGAATAAAAAGGCAATTATTAATAGTTTTCTCATGATGCGTATTCCTTTTTGTAAAGTTTTTCGTAAGCTGTTGGAAAATCAATTGCAAACTTTTCAGCCTTTGCAGGTGCGTTCTTTTCAAATTCGCGCAATGTCTTATATCCATCTGGCAAAGGCATCTCGTCTTTTGTTTTGTCAATCACTGAATTGATTGAATTGTGAGGCATTGGGATACTGTCTACAATCTTCTTCAATCCGTCTGGATTAAGTGCGTAATCAGTAAGGAAAGAATCCTTAGCGGTTTCCATAATCTTACCTTGTTCGATTGCCTTGTTCAGGATCGCTTCGGTAACTGCTTTTTTGTTTGCTTCACTTTCTGATTTCAGGCTTTGATTTTCCTTTGTTAAACCTGTTACCAGATTTGTTAAAGAAGTAACCTGATCTGAAAGTTTATCAAATGTTACTTTGTCTACCATCGTTTCTGTTTTTAATTCATTTTCATTTTTGGCAACCTTTTTGCCTTTTTCGTCCACTTTAGTTTTACAACCCGGACAAGTAGCTACGTCTTTGCCTTCTGGAAAGTCAAATTCTTCGCCACATTTTTCACATTTTACTTTTGCCATTGTACTATTATTTAAATTGTTATATGCTTTATTTACTAAAATCATTAATTCTTTTGGAGACTCATTATTGATTATTGAAAGTCCATTCATCACACACCCCTTTGTCACAAAGCCCATTGCCTCGCATTGTTTAGCGTTTAGCCATGTTTCCTGTGTCATCATTTGATCTATTCTTTCGGATGTCATTCCGGTTGCTTCTGTCAGAATAGTTATTAACTGGTCTTTTGCTGATTGAAGTCTTTTCTTTACAATTTCATCTGTCGTAGTCGCAATAGTCTCCCCACTCATAGAAGGCTCGTGCATCATAAATTGAGAATATGACGAAGCGAATTTCTTTGAACCCGTTTGATGAATTATGCCAGCCATTGAAGCGGCTACACCTTCATTATATGTATAAACCTGAGAATTTACACAACCGAAATTAGCGGCAACAATCGAAAGACCGTTTGTTATTTCGCCACCGTCTGAATTAATATGCTCTTTAATTATTTTTATTCCTGAATCATCATAAGACCTGATGAGTTGAGCGACATAATCACCATCAATCTTGTTACCATTATCAAATGAACCAATAGAGCCATATAAATAAATATCTGCAATTCCGGCTTTTTGATTTACAATAACTTTTAATTGATTTGACATACTTTGCTATTAGTCGAAAGCAAAGTAATGTATAAAGATTGTTATTATTTATATGTAGTCTAAATTAACATTGTAACATGCAAAATTAATATCTGAACCCGTTTTTCTTTTCAATTCCACTCGCTTCCAAATCGCGGTAAATAGTGGATTCATCTAAAAATAACTCATTTGCAATTCGTTGTATTTCCCGACCGGGATGTTTAGCTGTAGATATTCGTGAAGCAATCATTTCACGTCTTTTGTTTATTGAGACTTGGTTTTTTGGCATTATACGATATTATCAGTTATATCAATTAAAGTAGTGTCAATATTTGGATCAATAGTAACCGTACCGCCAACAGTAGCGTCAATCTGCGTTCCGATTACTGCCATTTCCTGAACTAATGTTGAGAATATCAATTGTGAATCAAAAACACTACCATGGTCTTTTTCAAAATCATCTGATATAAGCCTTAATTGACCGTAGTTTGTGCCTTTCATTCCTTTTATAGCATACTTAACTTGTTCCATTAATACATCTTTATCCTTCCATGATTTAGTCTCATCTGCTAAACTATGGGTAAAAACATGAAGTACAATATTTTCAATGTAGTTTTGCTCACCTGATCCGTATGCGTTTGGCGTTTGGAGTTTTGGCGGTAAATAATTAGAACGTTCAAACTCAATAAATACCTTTGGAAATTTAAATTGCTTGTGATCTTCTATGTTAGCCAGGTTAGCTTGTGAATTCCATATATCAACATGATGCAATGTACCTGAAGGAGCTAATACTAAAACTTTCGCTTCTAATTGTCTTTGAATATCATTATATAATGTTAGCCTTATGCTCATTTCAGTATATTATCAATTCTTTTCTTTAGCAAATCTAATATTTTTCTATCTAATTTAGCACTATGTCCAATATAATTACGTTGTGGCATTGTAAATGAATGACTTCCTATTGATGTTTTTTGTTGAAACTTAGCCTTTTTTGGTCTTACAAACCTATTTTTTTTACCTCCAAAACTTAATGTATGCTTATGTTCTGGTATTGTTACTTCGCCACCTTCGTTATGGATTTCAGCATATTTGATGCCACGTGTACCTATTACTATTCCATCAAACTTATAAGACAATAAAGAAACAGAACGTCTTAAATGACCTGATTTAACCAATATTGCCCGTATTTTATTTGGGTTACGTTTATCACTTCGGTCTTTCGTTGATCTTTTCTCCCAACCACTTTCACTAGCATCTGTTTGATGTCCTCCTTTTACAAACCCTTCTATAAAATGGTTCTGCGCAAGCTTACCAATTAATAACGGAAGATCATTTCGCTTTTCAGTAGTAAATTTATTAATTATTTTCTGAAAATCCCAATTACCGAACTTTTCTATTTGCATTAATTCATGTGTGAAATTTCGTCTTTCCTAAACTTCTTTTGACCTGTAAAAACTATACACAAACTCACCGGATCTTTTTCACCATCATCATTTATCGCGTGCCAGCGCTCCTTTAATTCGCTAAAAGAAATAAAGCATCTGGTATAGCTTGAAGGGTCTTCAAATATTATTTTATCTTTTTCATACCCAATTGCTACAACGTAATGACCGTCAGTATAATCAGTCGCCCATTCTTTAGGACTTTTTGAATCGCGCCACGCCTGTAAAAGTACAATGACTGGTTGATTATTCTTAATATAAGGGGTCAATTCTTTTGGTTCTAACCCACGCTTAACCTCAGCTTTTATATTTTCTTCACTTTCTGAAACCTTTACAATATCTTTAACATAAACGCCATTATCAAATATATCAGTATTTTTTGCATTTAACTTTTTAAGCAATTCGTCTTCCCTGCGTTCATATCCGTAATAAGTTAATACTGATTGCAAGGCACTTGCGCCACAATCATAATTATAAAGCTGTCTTAACTCTGGGAATTCGATCAAATGAATAATATTTGAGTGAATTGAATCTGTAATTGGTATATTAGCAATATTTTTTATTAATTTTTTAGGAAATTCCAATTTTGGTTTTTCTATCAATCCGAATGTCCTACCGTGCCTACTTTCAATAAATGAAAACCCATCTAAGTTATTTTCATGTAAAATCTTTTTTAATTTAATCCCATTTTCAAAATCGCTAGTTCTTTGACTATGTAATAAATATAATCTATCCGGTTCATATAAATATTTTTCTTTGTTATTTAATATTTCTTGATTTTTTTGTATTATTTTTTCATATTTATCAATATCTTTTTTTGATTTAGCGTATTTTAAATCAAATTCAGCATTTTCAATTTTTGCTCTTTCATTTGAAAATAAGTAATCTTCAAAGTCCTTCGCTATTAATTTTTGAGCATTTATATTACTTAAATCTAATATATTTCCATTTATTTTAGCTTCTGAGATAAAATCGCCGTATGTTTCAGCTAATTCTTTTGAGGGTGTCATAAAATAAATCTCTGCTGGATTCTTTGATATTTGACCCTTATTATAATTAGTTTCTATAAACTCACTAGGGTTTTTCTTTAATTCTATATAGTTTTCCTCCGTATCACCTCTATATACATAGCCTTTAAAATTAAATGCAGACTTATTATCAAGTAATTCCTTAACATCTTTTTCATATTGTGTTAATTTACTTTCTGGCAAGGGTAGATTAAAATTATTGTCTTTAAATTCCTGATATTTTTCAGGCACATCAAAATAAGGGTGTGCAGAAGAAAATGCAATATGCTCTTTGCCGGGATTAAATCTGAACTCGTCATTAATATCAACTTTATCCAGCCGCTCTTTTACTTCGCTTTGTGGAGTCGTATTATCTTCATCACCTGATATGACTATGCAACGGCAATTCCATTCTAAAGGCGGCGTATTTTCGTCCCAAAACGGATCGTCTACAGGTAAACAAATACCATCTAATGCCTGATGGTATTCTCTTACCCTATCATCACCAACTGTTCGTAATGTCAAATAAGGCAATGTTTCTTTTTGCGCTTCAAATTCCTGCCATTGTTCTGCACTTTGTGCTTGACTAAATGCTGTATTCATTTCTGTTTTTAGCCAGTCTTCATTAAATTCATTCCAAATAGTCTCAGCCTGTTCTTTGAATTCAGAAAATCCTATTTTAAAACCTTCGTCATCAAATACTTCTTGCTGTATCTCATAGACTTCTTGAAATGTCTTTGCAGCCGAAAAACGATAGATGTTTTCTTCAAATGATTGTTTCATTTTAAAATCACCAACATCTTTAGTTGATATATCGTTTTTGAGGTTAGTTGATTTAAGTCCTTGCTTAACTGATTTTAATAATTCTTTTGATATAACGACATAAAGATTATCAGGTAATTTATTTAACGTGATATGTCCGTTATAAATACCTTCTAAAACATTATTTTTAATATTTGAAGAAATTATCATATTATGATATTTCTTTTATTAAAATCCACGACTCAACGTTACCATCATTAACAGCAGCTCTTAAACATGTCAATTTAACGTGCGTTGAGGCATGTGTCTCAGGTACTTCATAGCTTCCTATCAGTGTCCCACCCGCATCGTATAAGTTAAATATTATACCTCCTATCTCATAGATTGACCCTACGATGCAATCAACTGCTATTATCCGCTGATACGTATATGCATGAAGGTTCACGGTATTATTGCCGGATACGATGATATTACGCGAGTAATATCCAACTCCACTTAATCCTTCTACCTCACTATTGGTAAATGTTTTATCACCAAAAATGCGAGTACCTAGATAGATATTATTATCTGTATAAACCCCTCTGCTTTCGCTTGATATTGTTGTGTGTAAATTGGGAATTGTCGTGCCGTTAATTAAATCTATTGCATCCTTTGATGTTTTATTAATTAAACTTAACAATGTTGCCCCATTGTATGCTAATGTTCCAGTTGCACCTGTGGCAGTTGCTCTATTTATTTGATGAGTATTATGTGTTGAACCGTCTTTGAAAGTAGTTGAATATGCTGGCGAGTTAACTAATTCATCATAAGTAGTTATTTTTGTGAAATATGTATTCGTTTTTGTATGCGAATCCACCTGCAATATTTCACCACTTAAAAAGACATACCCTACGCCTATAGTTGATGACACTAACTCACATCCCTGAATAATGCAATCTATCCCTCCGCAAAGGCCGGAAACAATACTCGTTATTGCAGCTCTATACGCCTCATCATTCCAGCGAATATCGTCAAGATATATAGGCTCGCCACCGTTAAAATTAGTTATTAATTTGTTCATATCGTTTGTATTTGTAGGCTCGCCACCGTTAAAATTAGTTATTAATTTGTGTATATCGTTTGTATTTGAAAGTTTTTGTCAGCCGGATTAAATAAATTAACTGTCTTTGTAATTTGGTTTGACTGACCCACTAAATCTCTTGGTATCATAACTATATAACTTATTCCGTTATCACTGTATCCTTCATCTCTATTTTTAAAATATGTTTTATCTGCGGCCTCCGACCTATTGTATAGGTATGTTTTATCGGGATATGCCTCAGATTTATTATATAAATAAGTCAATGCCCCTGAATTTGTCACTAAATATATTCGTCTGTTTATTGGATCGTACAGATCATTTATATATTTTGTAACATAAATAGTTTGATTTGTATATTTAATAAACTCCAAAATATTTGAATTGCAATATTCTAATCCATTCCCAATTGCATAAAGAAAATTTAAAAACGTTGATTTTCTTAAAAACGCAGGGATTAAATTATTTAATATTGTCCTGTTATTTATTGTCATTGTTGTAAATAAATAATATTTTGATTAATTAATGGATATGATGGGTCTATCGCTAGATATCCTGAATTAGTAATATATGATCTTGAGCTGGTCGCTAATATATTACTATACTCCAAATCACCGTATTTGGCTTTTACTTCTTCTGCTATAGCGTCAAATACTCCTGGGGTTAATCTAATTGCATTAGTCAAGTTTGACACATAAAAAGTTCCGTTAAAGCTTAACGCATCCAAATACTGTATATAATTATTAATCGAATCAACAATTGGGAATACTGTATTATTTACAATTAATGAACCATTTAAGGCATCTGTTGGATCGCTTGTATTCAAATAAATTATTGTTGGATCAATATAAACAGTATAGATTATTTTCAATAAATCTGCACTATTATTGATAATCGAATAAACTGTACCTAAAGGTGCAATCAGCTTTATATATGCGTCAAGGGCTGATAATTGCGTGCATGTCAAAGGAGTTAATGTCTCTGTTCCTGTTGCTACTTTAATATATATAATCCCATTTGCAGAATTAACTGCACACTGCGTAATAATTAAATGCGATGGAATAATAGTTTGATAAATATATTCGTCACCATTCCAGACTAGACTATCGCCGTATTGGAATGCTTTTACTACATTCACCCACCATGCTACTGTCGCTGATTTTGATGAACTAACCTCATTTTCAATCGTGTTTTCAAATATCCATATTGCGACTGAAACAACGTAGAAAATAAGTCTCCAAATAGCTACTTTTGACGTACTCGTTAAATCAGTTAACAATGATTGAGCTGGATTTATCTGAGCGGTTGGGCTTAAATTACTTAAATTACTGAAAGTTTCCTTTTCAGTAATCATTTGATTATATATTTGCGCAATATTCCGAGCCATTATTTATGTTTTTTATACATATTTTTTAATTGTTCCATTTTGCTTTTATCGCTTCGCATTTCGTCTATTTTTTGAAGATAGTTAAACCATGGCAGTTCAGCGATATTTTTTGATTCTTCAATCACTTGCTTTGGGTTTAATTGTTGCATTTGTTGGACAACTTCAATTTTACCTTTAGCCCCTAAATCTAAGTACTGATCAACAAAATTAGGATCAAATTTATATCCAACCTGTCCAAGATCATGAACTAACTTAACTTTATTCTCAAATTTTACATCATCTTCATATTCGTACCTAAAATGCAACCCATCTAATCCTTTAATTCCTAATTTAATCATTTTAGGAATTAAATCCGTATTGGTTAAATATCTGATCTTACGTAAAAATGAACTTAATATATCGTCAAATAAATCTTGGTGTACTTCGCCCTGCGAACGGCTTGACCCTGAATCAAACATCATTGTTTGGCCTGCAAGTAATTTTGAAACCTCTTTATTTGCTAATTCAATCGCTTCTTTATAAATATTATAGGCATCCGTCCGGCTTGTTTCAATGAAATCAATATTATCGTCAGTATCCATCACCGCCCAGCCTGCATTACCCATGTTTATCATCATATTCTCCATGTTCTTTCTTCGCAGGACATCGCGTATATCCGTTGTTCCTTTTCTTAATGGCGCACCAAATAATTCAGAATACTGCCACCAAAATAAATTAACATTTTTTTTCCCAATCATGTGCGGTACGCACTTATTCAGAAGTCCAATATCCTTATTGTCAATCATTATTAACCAAGGCTCGTACTTTTTATCTTCCCTGTAATTAGTGCCACCGTCTCTCGCTGTTATATAAAGTGTATGCTTTACTAAATCCCACTCAGGAACTACATACTGACGTGCAATCTGCTCGACCGACACAAATGTATTATTTCTTATTGCGCCTAACTGAACAAGAGAAAACCCGTACCAAACACTTTCTATTACTGCATCAATCCAATCTAAAAACCATTGTTGCTCAAATATTTCATAAGCATTTTCATTTTCATTTCCCTTTTGATCAATTAATTGATATTCTTTAGATTTAATTTTATTTTTAATTGCATTCATTACACCAGATAAGTGAGCATCCAAGGTGATGTCTTTATAGACCTGCATCATTTCGGTACGATCTGGTAATAAGACACTTTCAGCTTGGTTAACGGCAGCAATCCAACGGTTAAGGTCAACGCGAATCTGAAACATTTGAAGTTTCATGATTGTGTCTTCAATCCACATTGGATTACGTGCGCCTTTTTCTTGTTTATGCGGCTCGATAATACTTGAATCAGACTTAACTATATTTGAAACAGGTTCAATCTTTTTGCGTGGCCTTCCTACTGGCCTTTTAACATTTTCTGCCATTAGTAAGAATTATTTCTTTTCATATTTCCTCCCCATGTAATATTTTGCCCTTGCTGATCGTCTACATATATAGGTAATTCAAGCATAATGTCGCCGTTTTGAATACCCATCAAAGTACCAACCGCACTTCCATCCATTTTGCGAGGCTGCCCATCGCTATTAAAAAATATACGTCTTAATTCTGGGATGTTGTTTGGAACAATTTGTGAATGAATTCGATATAATACAATATTAATCATTATGCTAACTATCTCAGCGTTACGCGGGTCTGATTGAGTAAAATACGTTGTATTATCTGGTCTATTTCCTGTTGATATTACCTTACATGTATAGACTAAGTTATCATTACATATAAGATTCCATTTAGTAATATCCCATGCGTGCGCTGTTGATATTGCAGCTTTGGCCGAATAAATAAAGCCACCGTAAGAAACACGATCCGAGGCGGAATAGGTTGCTGTTGCGCTGAAAACATTTTCTGTATATTTAAAATAATCGCCTATTGCGTAAGTAGTGCCAATAGCCCATGTCGCCCATGCTTTAAAAACTTTTACAACGTCATACCTTTGACGAATGTACATTGACACAAACTCCTGAGCGGTCACTTCTGTAAGCAGCCTCAACGAATCATCATTATTGGTTACTTCGTTGTAATCTTCAGGTGTGATTAAAACATTATAATCATCTCTAAACAGAAACATACTTATTCATCATATAATTAGTAATCAATGTGTTTTGTCCTGCAAGCATTAAATCATTGTCTTTTATTGCGTTCAACGCCCAATCAGCATCGTCACGCATTGGATTAATCCCGGTTAATGCCTTTATACGAATACCCATATTTAATTCATTTTGATCGAATCCGTAAGTATCAGAAGTTGTGTAATTATTTGGGCTACCTGTCGTAGAGCTGACCTCAAATCCAACTGTAGGGAATAATGTGCCGGGGTATTGTGTATCTGCCATATCACAAAGTAAGTATAATGAATTGTGATTTTAATTATACTATTTGCATGTTGCAAAGTATTATTTATTATATTTACTTATTAATTAATTATTAATTGATTTAATTATCATAAATATTAATAATCAAATACTTAAATTATGAAAGAAATATGGAAATCATTTGTAGTTGAAGTTGAAAAGCCTAAAAGATTACTAGGAAGTAAAACTGATACAAGAAAAATAATAGTCGTTGTTACTTTAGATGGTGAAATATTGACACCTGAAAGTTTAACAGAAAAACAATATAATGATTTGGATGCATATTATAAGAAATATTCAAAAATGAAAGTTTAACCCTCGTGCGTTTTGCATTTTTGAAAGTTAAATCAATATTTTACTTATAAATTGAAACTATAATGGATGGATCTAGAAGCATACAGAAAAAAATAATTATAAAACGGGCTGTCTTTTCAAAAGCGGATATGATTAGCTTTGCAAAATATTACCATACTAAACATTGGTCTGTGAATGGATCGCGTAATTTCAATGCAGAAAACGTATTAAATGAATGGAAAGTATTTAATAAACCTGCCTAGGCTTATTTTGACCTACGATGTAATTGTCGTAATTCCTATCACCAATCTGGTAACGATTATATTCATTTTTAAAAGCTTCGCAGATAAAGTAATCTATTGTATCAGATAAATGGCCGTACTTTTCATAAGTAATGCCAGTGCTTATATCTTTAGCTTTTTCCTTTAGTTTTGCACCATCTGAGTTTTCTTTAATAAACTGTAAATCTTCAATTGATTTAACACAATTTGAGCTTATAAATATATTTAAACCATTAATATTGCCTTGGAATATAGAGTTAATGAAGTTTCCACGCATTCTGACAGATGGGTGCGATTGAGCAACTCTTTTGTTAGGTTTGTAAAATTCGAGTTCACGCATTATTATACTGTAATCGTTAAACCCTTTCTCGCTGCGTGTGTCTTCATTTTTACCCGATGGATCGCCATAAATATAAAGACCGGATAAATGACCCGGATAAAGCCGCTTAAATTCATTACAAATCCCCTTAGTGTTATTTTGCGGTGACTTTGTAAATATCTCATTTATCTGATAAGCTGTATTATTTTCAATCTGCCATATAGTAGCGTGCATTCCGGGATTAACATTGAAATCAAAACTTAAATGTAAAACCAAATCCGATCTATATTGGTAATCTTTTACATTTCGCCAAAATTTAAACTCTTTATAAAACTCTCCGCCGGTTTCTGTTGGCTGCGGATTCTGCTGGTATAAACTTTGAAATGTTCTTAAGTTAGATTTTTGAATCATTTTTAATTTACCCAAACTATGCCTATCTGGCCATAATGCCTCCCCAATTTGCCTAATATCATTTTCGTTGTCATTAGTCTCTTTAATTGCAGGGAGTGATAGAATTGTCCACTTTTCACCCCTACCCTCATTCATTGACTTGATTATAAGCCCTGATAGATCGTTTTCATTCCACCTTGTTTGAGTAATTAGTATTCCTGAGTTATTGTGGATACGGGTAAACAATACATCGTTATACCAGTTCCAATTTCTTAACTGATAAGTTGGTGACATAGCCTCCAAACTATCTTTAACTGGATCGTCAATAATTGCATAGTCTGCTGTCGTTCCGGTTAACGCACCGCCAACGCCTACAGCTTTAAAAAACCCTGTATGGTTTACTACTTGAAATATATCTGAATTTCGCAACCATGAACTGCTAAGAGTAACGTAGTTACTCTTATTCAAGATGGTTTCTGGAAATATCTTATTATATTTTTCGTTATCAATTATTCGTTGGCAATCTCTATTGAATGAACTAGATAACTCTGAACTATAAGACGCAACTACTATTTTTGAATCAGGATTTTTGCCTAACATATAGGCTGGCAGAAACCTGCTAACCAATTGCGATTTGCCATGTTGCGGTGGCATGAAGATCATTAACCTCTTTATTTCGCCTGATATAAACTTTTCTAAATAATCACATAATAAAGCATGAAACCAGACGACTTTATAGTCTGGTTTCATATATATTGCAAAATCCAATAAATGCCTTTTAGCAAGTTCAATACGCGCCTTATTCGCGTCTACTTGCTTGAGCAATGGCTCGTAAGATGCTGTCATCTAATTTTGAATAATCTATTGGCTCAAACTTATCGCCTTTATTTGAATGATCTATTTCTGATTTATCGTGCCAATCCATATTTTTTAGTGCAAATATTGACCCGGTGGCACTATTAAATTGAAGGTTTTGCTCGTATTTCATTTCAATTCTTAAACGCGCCTGCCTTATTATGTAAGAGTACTCTTTTCTTTTTTCGTAATCATAAAATGACTGCCTGCTCTCAAATCCTAAATGATATGCAAGCCCGCAAATCGTATAAACAGGGATTTTGGCAATACCTGCCTGAGTAACAATATCTTTTAAATCTGGACAATTATCAAAATATTCAGATATTTTTAAAGATAATTCCAATGACGATTTAAATAATGAAGGTTGTCCTCCTTTATTCCCTAATGCGTATTTATTTCCTTTCTTTGCACCCATTTAATTAGAATAAAATTTATAAAAAACATGTTTTTGAATAACTTTCTTTTCGGGGTGTACAATCCTAACATGATTCTTTAAGTCTGAATCATGTGGCTGGATAACCTCACGAATATAGAAAGTATTTTTCTGCATTAATCATAAATGTATTTCTTGACTGCAAATATATACTAATTAACTATTTAATGCAATATTTTTTATCAACTTGTCTTTTAATCTTACGTATCCAATTCAAATAACACTTTCCGAACTTAACGCCGTGAGTCTTCATTAACTGATAATTATCTAATATATTTTCCTCTGTACTCATTTTTTTATCCTTAATCTATATACCTTAGTCCTTTTATATTTTAGATTACCAATCATTTAATATTAAAATGTCCTACTTTTTAAGCATATATACAATAGTTATACGCAATTAAAATCCGTGCGTATCAATAATGGTTTCGTTTGAAATTGGGTTTATGAGCTTATATTTATCATAATAGCCTCCTAAATCGTAATATCTGTATGTATTTATCAGTTTTTCATTATCTAGTTCATCCAATAATGTTGTCATTGTTATTTTAGATTCAATGTATTTAATAGCATCATTCTTGCTTTCAAAATATTTACCAGTTTTAACATCTCCCGCAAAACTTGAAATCCAAATTAAAAAGTATATTTCTTTTGTTTCTAACTTTTTTAATCTTTGAATTTCTTCTAATACTTGATGAATCGTTCCTCCTTGCCATCCTAATGCTTTATAAACCTCTGTAATAAATATATTAGAACCATTATTATTTAACTTATATTCAACCCATTTGGCAATAGCTACTATTTGGTCATCGTAGTTATAAATATCACGAACTACTTCACTTTTAATTGACTTATAAATTTCTTCTGATTTCATTATATTTCGATTTAAAAATTAATAATAAAAGCGTATAACAACGGCTCATAAAACATAGGCGGTTCAGTGCGTTGCCAACTGTATCGCTCGTTGCAAGTTTCGGTATCGGCTGATAATTTCGCAGCTTCGTAGTCGCCTACGTTTCATAGCCGCATACCGTTATAAGCCATATTAAGACGGCTTCGATTTAGATTTTTCTACAAGTTTTTTAAGTTCGTCCTGAATAAAGTTTTTTAGGTCTTTATTCGATTTT